GACAGCAGTACCCAATTCATTGATTTTGGTATACATAGAAGTACCACGATAAACATGGTCTTTAAACTTCTGGTCACTCTTTGTGCCAGCACGGAGATATGCTCTATAGAAGCTCTCCTGCACTGGCGACCCACTAGCAAGGGAAGATCCAGCTTCACCAACAGCATGCAACCATTTACGGTACACATTATTGTTTTGAATCGGGACCATACACATAGTGTCCTTGGTAAGAACAGTGGCATGGTTGCGAATCATACGCCAACCACTGCTTAACTGCACGGGTCGAGTTTGGCAAAATTCAACTTGCTCGAATTCATAAACTGGTGTCTCGACAGTCATGGCATAACCACAGCTCCTGAACCACAGATCAAATCCTTGCATGAATTTGCCCAACTCACTTCGCTCCATAAACACAACACAATCATCGCCATTATTGGCCAACTCAATTACGACATCACATCTCTTAGCATAGACCCAGACCATTGCACACATAATCAGGCAATTGCCTAATGACGTGTTTAAATCGCCAGAACTACGCGTTCCACGCATCGTGAATTCCACTGAACCATCTACAGATTTAGCGGTACCCCGATTGCAGAGCTGCCAGTTAAGCAGCTTTACAAGCTCCCCTGAACCAGGAAAGAGTTGCAAGTAAAAAGAGTGTTCATAGCACAACGCTTCCAATGACGTGTGCATGTCGAACTTTGTTGCATCAAGACCAAGACCAACGGGATGTTTAAAACAATCCCATTTTGCTCTCAATATAGTGGCGGAAACATCACTGTTCACGCCCTTGATGACGGTTGCTGGAGTTTGGGCACCAAACACGCTATTAATCGCTTTAAAATAATGTTTCTCAGCGTGTTTTAAATAGGTGCCCAAAACGAGGTTGTATCGCGCTGACCGGGGGTTAATAACCCTAGGTGCTTTGCTCACATCCTGCTTCTCGAATTTGACAAAGGATTTCAAGAAAGAATCACGCTCCACCAGCGGATCCCTCTGTAGAGATAGAAGTGCATTCTCATAAACAACACGCTTAGCACCGTGGTAGCAGTCAACAACCTGTTGGCGGCTCATCCGGGGTAACTTAGGCATGTGTTCAGCAACACTATTACTAAACTCCTTAAACAGAATAGAACTTGAAAACCTATTCGAGGCAACATCCAACGCCGGTCGAAAAGAATTACCTTCTTTACACAAGAAGTATCTTTCGACAAAAGCACGTTGGATGGTATCAACGTTATTATTATAAACACCCATATTGTGTAATGGGCCAAACCCGGAAGAAACAACAAACTTCCGGGTTTTGGGGGGCATCCCGTTCCTGCGCGCACACAATTGGCCACGACACTGCGTTCTCACCTGCTCCAAAAGGACAGGACTAACCACAGTGTCGCTACCGCGCACAGTACGCGGGCACCCTCAGCAGACAACCGCAGAAGCTTTCGGAACATGTCCGAAAGCTTCGCGAAGCCACCGAGGTGCACGCACACGGGTAGTTGCAAGCTGGTCAAGTACACCTTCGCCAAAGAACGAATTGTAAACACATTGCGAATGAGCAACGATGTCACAGTCTCTAACAAAGCCTTCTCGACAAACTCTCAAATATTCACGCTCAATCAGCAACCTATTAGCCTCATTATTAGGCAGGTTACCAAAACGCGCTCTCATATTGAGAACCATTGCAGCGGCAAACTTTGGGACAACACGGACTTCCTTGTGCTCCTCAAGAAGCATAACCAAAGGGTCCACGCCCAAATCATGGAAAAAGGATTCCCAATCCTCTTCCGTTTTGCGGGTATGCTTAACAGCATCAACCTTGGATCGCAAATTGGCAAGATCATAACCAGTTTCATTAAATGTGTTGATAACAGCACTCTCGACTGAAGACTTACCATGTTGGTCAACATGGGACACCATAGCATCTCGCACCTCATCTCTTAAGGAGGCTTCATCCACCATATCGTCAAGTAAGTCCATATCAAGACAAAACATGGCGCGTATAAACCAATGCTTAATGGCTAAAGCGGAAAAGCGACCCTTCACCTTGGACCAGGTGGATTTCTTTGCAATTTTGACAGTATCGTGTAGTGGACAAGTTGTAATCATGGTAGGGAAAGAAAGGAGGGGGTTTAGTGCAAACAGTGCACCAACTGGGTGAGTCAGACACCACTGTTGCGGAACGTTTAACGTGCGCCGCAAGACAACGTGGGAGTGGCAGATGCTAACCTACCCGACGCTCGGAATCTCCCGGTGGTAATACCACCTATACACCTCCTTGGTCGTAACCATAAGCCACAGAGTGTACAACTTTTGTATCCCTTAAATAGGACCAGAGCCTCGACATACGCGA